ATACCATTCAATACTGATACTGCTCGGATAATGCTTGAAAATGATGCTCCTATTGATATTCCAAGAGATTCTAGAGTTCCACATAAGTATTGGACAACCAAGCGAAAATTCGCTGATAGCGTAGAATCTAATCATGTATTAGATAGCTCAATAAACTTTGTAAAACAAATTCCTTATAAGTTTGGAGGATATCATACAAATAAAATCTTTAACAGCCCTTACAGAAAAGGAAATACCAGTATGTACCACTTTATAGGTGCATTCACTGAATATGCTCAGGAACAGCCTGTTAGAGAACAATATCGCATAGAAGAAGAAGCTGGTGAACTTGTTAATTGGTTTGACAAGAACAGTAGCAAATTCTTTAACTAATTAGATTAAGCTGGTGAGGTCGCGCGAGTGAGGGTGGAGGGTGGCTACGAAAGTAGCAATAGCCAGCTTTTTCTAACCACATAGGTACTATCCGGTCAAAATCCGTTTAGTACTATCCCGATTAATTTTAAACAATAGAGGTATTATGAATAATTCTATAGACAAACTATTTCCAGAAGAATTAGCAAGTAAAATTAAAAACCGTACTTTAGTAGATATAGAAATATCTAGATTAACTCCTAATCCAGTTAATCCGCCGGAAAGAACTGCTAGTAACTCAGCATTCTTAACACTTAAAAAGGGTATAAGAGAACTTGGAGTTTTAGAAACAATACATTATTGCGGTGATACTATGACACTTATTAATGGTCATAGAAGAGCAATATGTGCCAAAGCAAACAATATTGAATCATTATCAGCATATCGTTACGATGGTTTATCTAAAACAGAGAGAGATATTTTATTCAAACATTTGAATACTACATCTAACTCTTATTCAGGATCACAAATGCTTCATACCTTCTTATGTGGCGGTAAAGTTGAAGATAAGTATGCAAATGACTGTAATACTATTATTCAAATAGGTGATTATGAGAAAATTGGCGTAGGTATGGAATATCTTCAAACAATACGTGATAAAAGGAAAAGCCCAAATTCATTTTTAAGTGGTGTATATGAGTATTGTAAAGTAATTGGCGACCAATCTATGAGAGAGAAGAATAAAGTCCTTTATTGGATGTTATACGTTGGTACTGCTCATAGAATCAAATCACTTATATCACTAAAATGTCCAGCACATCTAATAAAGAAAGCAGTTAATACCAAGAAGCCAGTTTTAGGAACATGGGTAATTACTGCTGGATAATCTAATCAATAACTATAAAAGGTAATATGAAGAAAAAAGTAGGACGACCAAAAAATGTGAATAGAAACGGTTATCATGCAATGCAAATTAGACGTGATACACATCAACTTCTAGTCGCATGGCAAAGAGAACAAGAGAAAATATTAGGTTTTAGGATTAATAAACTTGATATTATACATATTGCAGTACAAATGTTAATCAGAAATGGTTTACCTAAACCTTAATTTAATTGTTGACAGGAGTAATAAAGCAATATAAACTTGACCTGTTACCTTTGTAAACTTACCATAAAGGAGACTATGAATCTTAAAGAGCAATGTAAAGAATTCAAGGTCAAGTTAAACCAGATAGCAATTGATTTGGGTTATACCAGACAATATGTTTATATGGTAGTTGGCGGTGAACGTCAAAATAATAAAATAACAACCGCAGTTTTTCTAGCTATAGAAGCAAGGAAAGATGAACTGCGTAAACTCATCGGCTAAAGCCGGGAAAGGGTTATAATGGAACAACTTGCTAAAAACTTTGCAGTAAATGATTTAACTGAAAGGAAAAAAGGAATTGGAGGCTCAGATGCAGGAACAGCAGTAGGTGTCAATCCTTATAAGACTCCATTCCAGTTATACCTAGAAAAAATAGGTGATGTAATTCCAGAGGATATATCAAACAAACCAGCAGTTAAAAGGGGAGTGAGATTAGAACCTGAAATTATGAAATGGGTTAAAGAAGATTTAAACATCACATTAAGGAAAGATAACGCCACACACATCTCAGAAGAATATCCTTACCTATTTTGTCACAATGATGGGACAGTAGTAGGAAGCCACAGGATAGCAGAAATAAAAGCTCCCTCAGAGCATATGAGAGATAAATGGGGAGATCCCGGTAGTGATTCAATTCCACCTTATTACTTAGCACAAGGAGTACATGCATTAGCAATTCAACCAGAAATGGAAGGAGTTGACTACTTTGCATACTTCGATCCAGATATATTGCATTTTAAATTAGAGAGGAAACAATCTCTTATAGATGCATATATAGCTAAAGTAAATAGGTTTTGGGGTCATGTTGTTAATAAAATACCCCCACCACCTCAAGATGAGAACGATCTAATATACAAGTATTTCAAGAAGAATGGTAAATTTAAGTCTGCAACACCTGATATAGAAAAGCGCATAGCTAATCTAATCAGTATTAAAGCTAAGAAGAAGGCTTTAGATTTGGAAGAAAAAGAAGAAAAGTTCCAAATTAAGGACTATATTGAGCATTTTGATGGTATCAACTCCAATCTAGGTAAAGTAACACTTAGCAGAGTTGAATTAAAAGCATTTCAGGAAAAGGGGTTTATGAAAACTGATCCTGATTTGTATAAAGAATACTGCACAATCTTAGATGAAAAGAGATTGAAAGCAGACCATCCAGAGAAATACGGAAAACATGTATATTCAAAACAGTCAACTAGACTGATATTACCTAAATAATTATAGCAGTTTAAGAGTAAAGACCGTGATTGAGTTCCTTTATCTTTCTCCATTCGATGATCAATGCATTGAATTTCAATTATACATGCGGTTCAATCAATAAATGGTTACATTGAAGAGTGCCGCTCAGAAGATAGCGGCAAATACCTTACGATGCTCTTAAACTGTTTCCTTTTAATAATCAAATACATAGAGGCAAAATGGCTAAACAAGAAGTAATGAAATATGAAAACATATCACCAGATCAAGTTGACTTAATTAAGAGTCAGATTGCAGTTGGTGCAACAGATAATGAGTTAAAACTATTCCTGCATGTAGCAGATAAGTCAGGATTAGACCCATTAACTAAACATATCTACTTCATTAAAAGAGGTGGAAAAATGACAATACAAACTGGTATTGATGGGTTTAGAACTATTGCAGATAGAACAGGTCAATATATAGGTAGTAATGATCCTGTATTTACAGGCAATGGTCAATTTCCTGAAAAAGCTACTGTGACAGTATCTAAGGTAGTACAAGGGGTTGTAGGAGAATTTACAGCATCAGCACGATGGTCAGAATACTATCCTGATAAGAATTCATTCATGTGGGATAAAATGCCCCATACAATGTTAGGTAAGTGTGCTGAAGCATTAGCATTAAGAAAAGCCTTTCCTGCTCAGTTATCCGGTTTATATACAGGTGATGAGATGGATCAAGCTGATGATGAAGGTATCCCTAGTGGTAATGTTAAGAATATTAACCCTAAAGGTGGTTCTAAGCAGTTAGAAGAAATATTAGTAGTACCTGAAAATAAGGTTAATAGTGATGATACAGATAAAGCATACCAAGTAGCTGAGAAAGAGCTAGATGAGGGCTTTGCATTCTGTGCAGATAAACAAATCCATGATAACATCATTAATCATCTAAATGATGTTAAATATGAAGAAACACCACAAAATATGGAAGTTTTAAGTAACTTTGCTACTTCTCATCCAGAGAATCAAGCAAAATTCCAAGATATTGCTAGGGAAAAGAACAAGAAATGGCAATCAGAACTCTCTAAAGATGGTTATAGTCAACTGAGAGAATGGATGGTTACTTTAAATAACTTCTTTACATTAACCGAAGAAGAGGTTGTATGAGTGAAAAAAAAGAAAAGATTGTGTCTATGACCGTAGACTGCACACCAGATTGGGTTCCTATAATCAAATATGCGGTGCAATGGATTAAAGATGCAAAACAATTTGAAAAATCGTACAGGAAAGATTGTACAGACTACGATGGTGCAATGGAATCATATACCAGCATTATTATGGATTGTGCAAAAGGATTGGATATGATGAACAAACGAGCAAAGGAGGTTGTATGAAGAAATTCTTAGATGTTTTACCAGATTGGATAGATCCTATAGTATGGGAGCAATACCAAATACACCGGAAAACAATTAAGAAACCTATGAGTGACTATGCAGAATATCTTTGTATAAAGAAATTAGAAAAAGCTAAAGATAATGGTCACGATCCAAATGAACTTATAAACACTACAATAGAGAAAGGATGGCAAGGCATAGTTATACCAGATAAACCTGCTGGCGAACCTACTATAGCTCAAACTAGAGGTGGTTGGGGATTAAACCCTGACTACCAGATGCAACAAGCAACTGAAGAATTCTTGAAAGGTAAGAATGTCCTTAACTGATAACATCCATCCTCAAGTAAGAATCTTTGTCACAATGCTATGTGAAGGTTTCAATGTTCCTAATTCTGATACTAAGATCAAAGCATTTGCAGACAAACTTAAAAATCCTCATATCCCTGCTCTCAAAGAAACTTATAATATCTTCACAGATGGCAGGGGTTCTACTAATAAGATGCCTACTATTGCAGAGGTAATGGAGATTTATAAAGCTGTGGAAAAGAGATTAACCATGACCGCAGAGCAGAAATTACTTGAAACCATCCCCAAAGAAATTGATTATAGTAAAAGTAAAGCAATGTTTTCTAACCTAGTACAAATGGTGAAAGGAAATAAGATATATACAAAGAATCTATGTGATCGTGAAGTTATTGATTGGCAAGACGGTTTTAAGTTTTCTTTAAATCGTGACGAAAAAGGGCAAGATTGGGTACATTACTTCAATCACCCTGCAAATAACAAAAAATAAAGTTCCCAGATCGCCCTCTATTGAAAGAAAGCAAGGTCGCTCATGGAAGAGTACCTGTTTCTGATGTTATTATTTCAGTAGGGGGCTTTTAACATTAAACGAGGTATTATGATTGAATACCCTAATTGTGATTGGCGTAAATATAAGATGGCAAGACTAAATAAGAAAAGGTTCTGTAAAGTCTGTGGAATTGAAATAGATAATTCCAAAAGAAAGATCCATAAAAGAACTAAGTTTTGTTCTAAAGATTGCGTTGATAAATATAACGAAGATAAAAGGGAAAGGATACTAAATGATTCCAGTAGCTAGATTAAATATACCACCTTGCCCTAAACCTAGAATGACTAGGGCAGATAAATGGAAGAAAAGGCAAAGTGTAGTTAAGTTTTTTGCCTTTAGGGATGCAGTAAGGCAATATAAGGACAGTGATGTTGTCAAACGTAGTATGTATCATGCCCCCAACTTGGAGTTTGAATCATTCGATATTGAATTCCATGTCCCAATGCCTAAATCTTGGTCTAATAAGAAAAAGATAGAGATGAATGGCAAACCCCAC